GCCCAGCTCACCGCCGGCACCTTCGCCCAGCACGTCTCCGACTACACCGACCACATGCGCTACCTGGACCGCGAGGCGAGCCTGGAGCAGACCTTCGCCGCCGAGGGCCTCGACGAGCTGGACCAGGCGCTCGCCACCCTCGAAGTGCAGCCCGAGCCGGCGCTGGAGCTGGCCCAGGAGCTCGAGGACCTGGTCGAGGAGACGATCGCCGCCAACGACACCCCGGCCGACTTCCGGGCCATGATGCTCTCCCACGACGAGCTGTCGGTCCAAGGCATGACCGCCGAGATCACCGCGGCGATCGACGCCCGCTCGGCCTTCGAGACCGAGAAGCACGGCAGCGCCCACAACATCCACAAGACCCTCAACAAGGTCCGCAAGGCGCTGATGTGGAAGGACACGTCCCGGGTGATGCTCGCGGCGAACGTGGACCCGGCCTTCATCAACCGCACGCTCCACGACGGGTCCCGCTACAACGTCTACGCGGTCGACAAGGTCGCGGACGCGGTGAAGGGCCTGGCCGACGGGGTCGTCTCCAACGCCATCAACCGGGCGTGCATGGTCTCCCTCTTCCAGATGCGGAAGGCGGGCATCCCGTTCACCGGCGAGATCGCCAAGGCGTGCGCCTCGGACAAGGTCCACGTCGACCTCGCCATCCGCAAGCACCTGCTGCGCCACACGGTCAGCGCCTCCACGGCCCCGACCCAGGCGTCCTCCACCATGCAGGCGCTGGAGACGCTGGGGATCGTGAAGCGCGAGGGGTCGAGCCGCAACCCCACCTTCACCCTCACGGACGCCCCGATCACCAAGCGGCTTGAGGAGGTGCTGTTCGCCAAGGCTGCCTGAGACTGACAGGGACGGGGCGCTCCTCACGGGGCGCCCTTCCTCGAGGCCGGTCCAGGCCATGGCAGGCTCAGGCCATGGGATGCGGTCCTTCAGGCCACGGCCTGCCATGGCGCACCGCTCTCTCCCATGGGAGCGCGGACCACAAGACTGAGCGCCGCCCATACCGCCCCAGTCCATCCCATGTATTCGCGCCAGACTACGCCAAGACCTCCCACACACAGCGTCTAAAATACTCGCTAAATTCTAACTGTGAACAACGAACTACAGCGCTTTTCACAGGTAGAGCTAAGCAAATGACCAAGTTCATCGCCTCCGTCGCCCGTCGTCTCGCCGAGGTCAGCGACTACGTCGACAGCCTGGACACCGAGACCCGCGCCGCGCAACGCGCCGCAGCCCGCATCATGTCGGACCAAGCGTCGCGCAACCTGCGCGAGATCGCCCGGGCGATGGACGCCGAGCGCGGTGCGATCCCCTTCAGCACCGCCGTGCAGCTCGCCAAGGTGCAGCACGCAGAGGCCCGGACCTCGCGCCGTCGAGACCGTGCCCGCGCTCGCGCCCAGAAGGAGCTGCTGCGGGGCGACCTCTTCGCCTGATCCACGAGACACACGAGCCCGCACGAGGGCCGAGGGGCATCCCATCCCGGGGTGCCCCTTCTCTCGCACCGGGCCTCTCCCATGGGTTTGCGAGAATTGGCCCGTGGAGCCCCATGGACCGCTCCGGCGCTGTCCATGGTCGTCCAAGGGGGTCCATGGGCGCCCACGGGCCGTTATTCGCGTCTGGCGCGCCATGGGCAGCTCGGTCCATGGTGCCGATCCGGGCAGACTCGGCCCATCAGGATTTTCCAGGAACGGCTAGGCACCCATACCGGGGAGCACCCCATGGCAGGCCACGGCGCCCCATGGGACCCCATGGGAGGCGGGTGTGGCGGCATTACCGCCACTGTGGCGGCGGTGTTGCCACATGGCTTCCCAGCCACACCCGCCTCCGCGGAGATCCGCGCGCCCGTCGAGTGGCTTTTCCGCCGACCTCACAGCTTTCCCACGTCGGTGCACAGATTTCGCGCTCCCGCAGAAAAATCAGCTCCCGCTGACTTTTTTTCGCTTTTCCGTCGGCAAAGCGCTTGCTCCCCCGCCGCCCCCGAGTATTCTACAGAAGTCATCACGACACACAGAGAGAGAACGCAGTCATGACCAAGACCAACGAAGCCGTCATCGCCTACACCGCCGACGTCGCCGCTGCTATCGTCGCCCGCAAGTCTTACGAGACCGAGCAGAACCCCGAGAACACCAACATCCAAAAGACCCTTGACGGTCTCGCCGCTGACTTCGCCCACGTTGACGTCTGCAAGTTCATGCACGCTGCCAGCGTGGACGCCAACTTCATCAACCGCCAGGAGCGCAAGAACAAGCGCTTCAACGTCTACAGCGCCCAGAAGGTCGCTAACGTGGCCCGCGCCGCTGCCGCTGCGGAGTCGCTCAACGCATACTCCGCGACGCTCCTGCGCACTGCGATCGCGCTGACCCGCGCGGAGCTGAGCATGACGCACCGCGACGCCCACAGCGCGCTGTGCCTGGATCTGAAGGTCGATGCGGCTAAGGCGCAACACATCGTGCGCTACGGCAAGAACATCGCGTCCAACACTGCGGACACCCAGAGCTCCTCCTCCATCAACGCCCTGCAAATGTTCAATGTTCTCAAGGAGATCCGCGACGACAAAAACGAGGTCGCTTATGTCGTCGACCTGAGCAACAAGACCACGAAGGCGCTCGCGAAGGTGCTCGACATCGCGCTCTAAGCGCACCAGGAGCTCGCACAGCGCGACCGACGCTGTGCGAGCAACAAGGGCAGCACCCGCACGCGGACGCTGCCGGTGAGCTTCCCTCGCACAATCTTCCTCCTGTGCATAAGTCAGCACTGACTTGCGTCCCTCCCGGGGGCGTGCGACAAGTAGTCATCAACACAGCAAGCGAGCCGATCATGACCCTCCAGGACATTGCCGAGATGAACGAAGAAGGGTTCCGCCTCCACTACATCCTGCGCCGGCGTGTTGCTCGGTGGATACGTGGTATGTTCGCCACAGATGTCGACTACTGAGGGAGGATGACCTAAAAGCCACAGTAACTTCCGCGCCACAGTCGAAGTCCTAGGGGTTTGGCGCGCCCTCGGAGGCTATGCCTCGGGTCCCCTCTCTGCTCCCGGATCCATCCTTGGGAGACACGACACCAGGCGATCGGTCGAGCGACGCTCCCGACCTTGGGTCTCTACCATCCGACCTTGGGTAGCTTCTCGCGTTCCTTCTGGACGTCTCTGCGGGCCATCTCCTCGAGCTGATAGCCGCGCACGATCGCACCCATGGCGCGGGCCACCAGCACCTCGACCTCGACACCCTTGGCATGCGCCTCTGCGATCGCGGTCGTGCGCTCCTCGGGCGTCATCATGGCGAGCACCTCCCGAGCGCCCTTCAGCATGTCTTGGAGCTTGTGGTGCTCGAGGAGGTCGTAGGGCTCGCTCAATGCAAGGTCGTCCCTGTCAGGGAGCGCAGCCGCACCAGGTTGCGCTCGATGGCGTTGCTGGCTCGGTCGAACAGCTCCTGGACGGTTATACCACCTTCTCGGGCGCGCTGCTCGTAGGCCTCAAGCTCCTTCTCGGAGAGGCGCATGCCCGTGAGCCTCTCGAACCTCTCGAACGCCGGGTTGCCGGCAAGTCTGTTGCGCTGCATCGTCTGTCCGGTTGCGGACCCTCTGGGAGGGGATGCGGCGCGTTCTAGTGGTCAGCCCCGGCCTGATGAACACGAGGGCGGGCATGGCTGGCGTGCGAGCCTCCCGGTGAATGCGGACCTCACCGATCCGGCACCGGGTAAGTGTCGTTGTAGTGCGCCCACATGGCCAGCAGCAGGTCCTTCTGCTTCATCTTCCGCTTGGCGGCCTCGAGCCGGAAGTCCTCGAGCTGCTCCAGCGTGACCTTGAACGACAGGTCGTGCCAGGTCTTGTTGTCGGCCGCGGTCATGTTCTGGGGCGCCTCTCCGCGCCTTGGCACGGCATGGGCCAGCCGGCCCTTGGGCTTCTCGTCCTTGGGAGGCGGGGGCGGTGCGGAGAGGCGGCTCATCTCTTGGTCCCTGCGAGCTCGGTGAAGCGGTCGATGATCTCTTGGGCGAGCGCGTCGGCCCGCTCGTTCAGGCTGGGATACTGGCTCTCGTTGATCGCGCGGCCGCCGTTCTGGGCGAGCTGATAGCCGGTCTTCACCGGCAGGTCTGTGCCGGCGCAGCGATAGCCGGCCGCCTCGATGAAGCCCTTGGCGTCGGTGACGGAGGTGGCGCTGTCGAGCGTCTTGTTCAGGACGAACAGGATGTCGGCCCGCTCCACGCCGCGCTGGAGGAGCTCGTGGGCGAACTTCACCTGCGGGCGCAGGTCGTCGAGTGTCACCTGGGCCGGGATCACGACCAGGTCGCTCTCCCGGGCGATCTCCAGCGTGACCGCGTCGGAGTCGGGCTTACCGTCGAACACCATCAGATCGTATTGGGTCTGCTGCGCCAGGGCCCGCTTCACGTTCGGGAAGGCCTCGGCCGGGACCTCGGGCTTCACCTCGGCGGCCAGGCGCTGACCGGCCCAGTCCACGCTGGTGAGCTGCTTCACGTTGAAATCGGCGATCTTCACGCGCCAGCCGACCCCGGCGTAAGCGGTGGCCATCAGTCGGGCGATCGTGGACTTGCCCACACCTCCCTTCTGGGAGAGCACGGCGAGGGTCTTCATGGGCGAACTCGCGCTTGGCCGTATGCGATCATGCTCGCATTTCGCCCCTCATAGGTTCACGAGACGTTAACCGCTACGGGAACGCCCCGTGAACTCGTAGCTCACAGGCCCTTCAGAGCCTTCCCGAAGGCCTGGTCCATGGCCTTCTGCATCTCGGAGCCAGCCTGCGCGGCGGCGCGTCCGAGCTGGTTGAGCGTCTTGCCCAGCTCCGACACCGGCATCTTCGCGTTCACGAGCACCGAGGCGAGGTCAGGGATCGGGGTCGTGACGCGGCCCAGTCCCGCGATCGACGGCAGTGGGGCGGCCTTCGGCATCGGCGCGGCCGGCTTGCCCTGGGCGTGGAACAGCGCCTCCTCGGCCATCAGCGCCCCGTCCGGCTCGCCGTAGGGGACGAAGTTGTCGAAGTCGAACAGCTCCTCGGCAGCCTCGAGGCACACCACGGCCGCGGTCCAGGTGTAGACGCAGGCCTGCACGCCCTCGAGCCGCGAGCGCCGGGCATATTCGGGCACCACGGCGTGGATGGCCTCCAGCGCGGTCTGGGTGCGGTAGTCGGTGAAGCGAGCCTCGAACTCGTCGACCGGGATCCCGGACATGAGCCCCTGCGTGGTCACGCCGTCCTCGTCCTCGAAGACCATCCCGTCCGGGTCGGCCTCGAACTCGAGGAGCTCGTCGGGCGGCACGAGAGCCGCCCGGATGCCGGAGATCCAGCCGAGCAGGCGGCCGGTCTCGTCGCAGCGCACCTCGAGGTGATCGGCCGGCGCCCGGTTGCCCTTGATGTTCGAGCGCGTCAGCATCGCCGGTCCTCCTCCATGAGCGCGCTCGCCTCCCGGGACACGGCCGTCCAGTAGGCGAGGGTGAGAGCGTGGGCGGTCGTGGCCGACCGCAGCCAGAAGTCGAACCAGCGGACCATCACGCGGCCGCCTTCGTGACGCGGGCGAGCCAGTCCTGGCGCCGGGCGTGCAGCTCCTGGAGCGCGGCGTAGACGGCCTTCTCCAGGGTGCGCAGGCAGCGGCCCTCGTTCTCGATCGTCAGATCGACCACGGATCGGTCGTATCGGTCGAACTCGTAAGGGGAGGGGCCCGCGTTCGGGTTGGCGATCTCGATCACCACGCCGTGGCGTTCCTGGTAGTAGCGGCCCTGGTCGCGGCGCACCGACCCGAACGAGAAGTGCCCGGGCCGACCCACGACCTGGCGCTCGGTGAGGAACGGCATCGCGTGCGGCCCGAGCAGCGCCTCGAGCTGGTTGCCGATCTGCCCGAGCAGGTCGCGAACGACCCAGTCCCGGCCGGCGAGGCTCACGGTCTCGCGCTTGCCGGCCTGCGTCCGGACCTGCTCCCAGGTGAGGCCCATGTGCTCGACGGCGATCGAGCGGATCGCGTGCCCGTCGTCGACCGGGGAGACGCCGTAGTCGCGCCGCAGGATCTCCTGGACGGTGCTCTTGCCCGAGCCCGGGTTGCCGCACAGGGCGATGTAGCGGGGGATGGTGATCGCGTGGGTCATGTCAGCACTGACTGATGGCTCCGGGCGCACTAAGCCCTTGGTGAACAATGAGGAAAACCGCCGCCGCTAGTGCGTGCGGGGCGGTGCGTTCGCGGCGTGGGCCGCCTTCGACTTGGCCAGGATCTGGTTGATCTTGGCGAGGTTGGCGCGCAGCCGGGCGTTCTCCGTCCGGAGCTGCTGAATGACCGTCTCCTGCACGTCGTAGGAGGAGAGGGCGTGCCCACGCTCATCGAAGAGGTGGACCGGGTCGACGAGGCGGGGTGTCTTGCTCATGGGACCCACTATAGCGATCAGGCTGCGCGCTTCGTCGCCGAAACGAGATGCCACGGGTGGTCGGCACCCGATTTCAGGATCCCCTCCCGGAAGCCGTCGGTGCCCTCGATGATCCCGCGGCGCTCCCGGGCGTGGCCCTGCAGGTGGCTGTTCGGGCCGGTCGAGTAGTCCGAGACGAAGAAGATGTTGGCGCCCGTCTTCTTGCGCCTGGCGCCGCGGCCGATCCGCTGCCGGAGCGCGACTTCCGCCTTGCCGCCGCCGGCGAGCTGCACCAGGCCGACGGCCGGCACATCGACGCCCACGTCGAGGATCGTCGTGCCGATCAGGACGTCGATCTCGCCCCGGGCGAGCTGGTCGAGGGCGCGCTTCCTCGCGCGCTGGTCATCCTCGCCCTTCAGGAACACGACCCGCAGGCCGGCCTTCTTCATCAGCTCGGCCAGTATGTCGCCGTGGGCGGTGCGCTGGATCAGCGTCATCACCGGCTGCCCGAGCGCGGCCGCGCGCTTGGCCTCGGTCACGATCGCCTGGTGCATCGGCACGTTGTTGACGTAGCCCATCGCGTAGGCGCGCTGGTAGGGCGTCGACTTGAACAGGCCCTTCGGCGTCGGGGTGTCGACGAACCGGAAGTAGGGCTTGGCCAGGATCCCCTTGTCGATCAGCTCCTTCTCCGTGACCTGGATCAGGATCGGACCGAAGGCGGCCATCAGGCGCATGTTGTCGGCCGCGTCCGCGCGCATGAACGGGGTCGCGGTCAGCGCGAGCCGGTAGCGGGCGTTGCGGCAGTGGCGCAGGATCTCGAAGTAGCTGGTGCCGCCGACCTCGTGCGCCTCCTCGCCGATCACCAGCTCGATCATCTCGAGGAACTTGATGGTGCGGGCCCGCAGCGTCATCTGCTGGATCGCCCGAGCCGAAGCCTCCTTCGCCATCTCCTCGTCGCTGGGCCGCGCGTCGATCTGCTGGTTCTCCAGCTTGTCGAGCGCGATGCTGATCTCCCGGGGCTTGGCGCCGTCGCGCTTCATCCGCGCCTTGAGCTGGGCCCGGGCCTTCTCCTCGGCGGCCGCGCGGCGCTCGACGCCCTTGATGAGCTCCTTCGAGACGTCGGTCTCCTCGAGCCGGGCGACCAGCGTCTGCACCATCGCGCAGTTCACGCCCCGGACCGGGCTCCACTCGCCGTCGCCGATCAGCCCGACCTTGAAGCCGGCGTCCCGGAAGCCGTCGGCCATCTGGTGCATGAGCACGCCGCGGGTGGTGATGAACAGCGTGGGCCGGCGGATGCGGGCGACCGCGAGCTTGGCGATCTTCGACTTGCCGCCGCCGGTGGCGATCTGGGCGATCCCGCGCCCGTGGCGCAGGAGCTGCCGGATCGTGCGCATCTGGTAGTCGTAGTCGGGGTTGTCGTTGCCGAAGGCGTCGACCTGCGGATCCTCGGGCCCGAGCGGCTCGGGCAGCGGCTTCTTCACGACGTGGACGCGGTGGCCGGCCCGGACGAGCTCGGCGTGCAGCAGGTGCGCGAAGCCCGCGGGGAAGGTGCCGCGCAGGTTCGAGAAGAACGACGAGCGCCCGTTCCACTGGCCGTTGCCGGCGCCCGAGAACTCGGCACCCTCGACCACGTAGGACAGCGTCTTGTGGGCGAGCGCCTTCACGGCCTTCGAGGGGTTCACGAGCTGGGCGTTCACGACGCCCACGGCCATCTGGACGAGATCAGTCACGGCTTACTTTTTCCCCTCGTTGGCATTGACAAGTCAGTCAGCACTGACTTACCACATCCTCCCATGCAACCCAACTCGCTCCAGGTCTCGCCTACCGAGCTCCGGCCCAACCCGTGGAACTCCAACCACGTCGCGCCGGACAACGAGGGCAAGCTCGTCGCCTCGATCCGCGAGCGCGGCATCGTGCGCCCCATCCTGGTGCGCGAGACCGACGCCGGTTTCGAGATCCTCGGCGGCGAGCACCGCTGGCGCTGCGCGAGTGATCTGGGCCTGGCCACCGTGCCGGTGCTCAACTTCGGCCGCATCAGCGACGACGAGGCCAAGAAGATCGGCCTCATCGACAACGCCCGATACGGCGAGGACGACGCGAGCGAGCTGGCTGCACTGCTGCGGAGCTTGGACGATGTCGAAGGCTTCCAGGAGACCATGCCGTTCACAGACCAGGAGATCACGTCGATCTTCTCGTCTTCGACTATAGCGCTGGAGGACTTGGATTTAGACGAAACCGAGTCCGAGACCGCGCCGGAAGACGATCACCCGGTCGCCGCGGCACCGAAGACGCACGCGATGATGCGCTTCCAGGTGCCGCTGGCCGACGCGGAGCGCCTGACCGACCTCATTACCCGGACCGCGAAGCGGCAGGGGTTCGAGACCGGCACCGCCCTCATGAACGCGGGCGACGCGCTCTGCTTCCTCCTCCTCGGTGCCGCAGCGCCCCCAGTGCCCGGCACCGAGGAGGAGACGGAGATCCCCGAGGCTGACGGCTTCGGAGAGCCGCTGTGACCGGCATCCGCATCGAGCAGCGCTTCTCGGAGTGCGAGGAGTGCGTCCACTTCGACCCGACGCGGCTCGTGCGGGCCTGCCTCGGCTGCAAGGCCGGGGAGAATTTCGACCCCAAGATCGACGACGAGGAGCCCTCGGAGGCGACCCTCCTCGGCATGCTGAAGGAATGGTCCCGTGACGACGGCTAAGACCCAACCGGCCGACCTGGTCGTCGAGCACTGGCCGGTCGAGGACCTGGTCCCCTACGCCAAGAACGCCAAGAAGCACACGCCCGAGAGCACCCGGAAGCTCGCCGGCGTGATCCGGGCCCGCGGGCACTGGACGGCGCCGATCGTCGTGCGCGGCGAGACCAAGGAGGTCATCAACGGCCACGGCCGGCGCCTGGCTGCGCTGCACCTGGGCATGAAGACCGTCCCGGTGGTCGTGCTGCACGGGCTGTCCGACGCCGAGGCCGATGCGCTGCGGCTCTCCGACAACCAGGTCTCGAACCAGGACTACGACACCGACCTGCTGCGCCAGGGCCTGTCCGCGCTCGCCGAGAGCGGCGGCATCGACATGGAGAACCTGGGCTTCGACGAGAAGGAGCTCGACTTCCTGGTCGAGGATCCGGGCGAGATGCTGGACGAGGCCTTCGTCGAGGACATCGGCGAGGCCGTCGAGGAGCAGAAGACCGAGAACGACGCCAAGGCGGCCGCAATCGACGAGGCGCCGGCTCGGCTCGCCGAGGTGTTCGGGTTCAGTAAGGTCTCGGTCGCCGACGGCCGGCGTGTGAAGGCCTTCATGGCGCGCATCGAGCTGGAGACCGGCAAGAAGGGTGCAGAGGCCTTCATGGGCTTCCTCACCGAGTTTGGCATCTGAGTTAAGTCAGGACTGACACGCCCATGAGCGACGCCCTCGACGAACTCCGCAAGCGCCTAAAGGCGGCAGCCGACGAGGCGGCCGCGGCCGACCCGAACACCCCGAAGGTGTTCCACATCTTCTCGCGCAAGCCCTACGAGCCGGCACCCGAGCCCGCGCCGAAGCGCGCCCGGCCGCCGAAGCGCGACAAGCAGGCGATCGAGACCCTCGAGGAGCTGCTCGAGGACTACCGCGCCGGCCGTCTGCACGGGCTCTGCCTGATCGGCTGGAACGTCGGCGAGAAGCGCATCGAGCAGCACGTCATCCTGCCGCCGGGCCGTAGCGACCACGAGGCCGCGCTGCTGTTCTCGGGCGGCGCCGTGATGCTCAACCAGGCGCTCCAGGACGTCGCCGAGTTCGGCCTGGAGAACATGCAGGAGAAGAACGACGTCGTCCTGATGGACGGCCCGGAGGACCTCCTGTGAGCGTCTACCGGATCTCCAAGAGCTTCACCTCCTCGGTGGAGCGGACGCCGCGCGTGCTCGAGGTCGCCGAGGGCTTCGGCCTGGGCCTCTCCGACAAGGAGTTCGTCATCTACGACGGGCTCGAGGTCGAGGTTCGCCCGGGCGACGTCGTCTACATCACCGGGCAGTCGGGCTCGGGCAAGTCGCTGCTCCTGAAGGAGCTCGCCGCCCAGATGCGCGCCGGTGGCCTCAAGGTCGCCGACCTCAACGAGATCGTCCTCGACGACCGCCCGGTCATCGAGCAGGTCGGCGCGTCGATGACCGAGGCGACCCACCTGCTGGCGCTCGCCGGCATCTCGGACGCCTGGATCTACATCCGCAAGCCCTCGGAGCTCTCCGACGGCCAGCGCTACCGGCTGAAGCTCGCCAAGGTCCTCGAGAGCGGCGCCGACGTGTGGATCGCCGACGAGTTCGGCGCCGTGCTCGACCGGGTCACGGCCAAGGTCGTCGCCTTCAACATCCAGAAGGTCGCGCGCCGGCAGGGCCGGACGCTGATGGTCGCCACGACCCACACCGACCTGACGGCCGAACTCGCCCCCTCCCTCACCCTGACCAAGCGCTTCCGCGAGCGGGTCGACATCGAGAAGGCCGCACCATGAGCGTCACCCACCTCATCATCCGCCCGACCGGGCCGCATTCGGCCGTGGAGCTCCAGGGCTGCCGGGTCGTCGAGACCAGCCTCGACCACCTGGTCATCAAGGCGTCGGCCCGGGCCGCGCTGCTCGGCGCCAAGCTCGGCTCGATCGTGCTCGAGGACCTGCACGCCCACGAGCTGCCCAAGATCGTCGCCGACACGCTGTCGAGCGGCCGTCACGGCGTCTCCTGCCCGATGGTCAGCCGCTGGACCTACCCGCGCGACGGGGACGCCCAGTGATCCCACGCAGCCCCTACGAGGCGATCCTGGGCTTCTCGCTCGGGGCGGCGATCATCGTCGCGCTGCTCATCGCGCAGTCGCTGGGCTCGCACTGATGCGTGCCCCTGTGCAGGAACACGCGCCCGGTCGCGCTGGGGAGCTCCCTGGCTGCATCCGCGCGTATCAAGCGCCCGAGACACTGATCGAGCGCGAGCGCGCCCCTGCGCCCCGTTTCTCGCTCATCGACGAGATGATCGTGGAGCGCGGCACCAAGGCGGACTGGGAGCTCCTGCACGACCTGCACTACAAGGCCGAGAACCTGCCGATCGGGCCCCGCTTCTGGAAGCTGACGCTCGCCGGCGAGACCATCGGCGTCCTGGTCACGGCCAACCCGAAGGGGCTGCTGAAGGAACGGCACATCGCCTTCCCGAAGCTGAAGCCGGGCGGGTCCGAGACCAAGCTCACCAACACCGACCGCTACGTCTGGGTGAACCGCAACATGCGGGTGATCTCGCGCTTCGTCGTGGACACGATGTATCGCGGCATCGGCGCCGGCTACCGGATGATGAACCTGGCCTCGCGGCTCGAGGGCGCGCCGATCATGGAGATCCAGAGCTCCATGTCCAAGTTCAACCACTTCGGGCAGAAGGCCGGCTTCCGGTTCGTGAAGCCCATGAACGCCAACAAGTTCGATGCCGGGCTCAAGTTCTTCCGGGGCCACTTCGCGGCCTCGCCGTCGGACTACGAGGCGATCCTGGCCGAGCTCGAGGGCAAGCCCGCGGCCGAGCGCGAGAGCCTGCTCCAGGCCTGCCGGGACTTCTACTACCGGCACTCGGCGCTGGAGAAGACCGGCAACAACCGCGACAAGGGGCAGGGCCGGGTCGACGCCATGGAGGCGCGCCAGGTCATCAAGAGCCTCCAGCAGATCACGCTCGCCTCGCCGATGTATGGCGTCTGGAAGAACCCCGATCGGGGCCGGGCGCTGCCGGAGCGCCTCCCTCTGTCCGCATTCGACTGGCAGGGCGTGAACGAGCCGCTCAAGGAGCCGGTCGATGGCTGAGACCTTCGCCGGCACCGACAAGCAGCACGAGATCATGAACCTGGTGTTCGCGGCAGCCGACGGCGGCCGGGACATCGGGTTTCACGAGCTGAAGGCGTGCCTGTCCTACGGGGCCGGCATCACGGATCAGGCGCTCCAGTATTCGCTGCGCTACCTGGACCGGCACGGCCTGATCGCCCGGAAATACGGAGAGCGCCGGAAGCTGACCATCGCCCCGACGCTTCTCGCCTACCAGATGCTCCGATCCAATTCCGGGGCGTCGATGGACTTGGATCCGGTGCCATCGGCCTGAATGTATATAACTACTAGAGAAGTATCTATATAATACATACAGGCCGATGGCACCGGGACGCCCGAGCCATGCCCGACGGAGTAAGTAAGTGCTGACTGGTGAGGATCAGGTTCCGGGAGACGACGCCGCCCTCGACGACGAGGATGCGGGCGACGCCGGCCGTCGCCTGACCCCTGCCGAGTGGGCCCAGATCAAGGACCTGTGGGAGCTCGGCACCGCGGACGCCACCGAGATCTGCGCCCGGTTCAAGATCAAGCCCGACACGCTGGCCAAGCTCATCAAGCGCGCCGGCATCCGCCGGGGCTCGCGCGCCCATGAGGTCGCCAAGGCCAACACCAACGCCACCGTGAAGGCGGCCGAGAAGACGGCCGAGGAGCTCACGGCCGAGCGCAAGCAGAAGATCGAGAAGACCAAGACCGAGCATCTCCAGTGGACCGAGATCCTCGCCCGGCAGGCCATGGCGCTGATCGCCAAGGCCAAGCAGGAAGACCGGCCGTTCTCGACCGAGGACAAGAACCTGAAGGCGCTGGAGCGCGCCATGAAGATCGTCGTGGCCGCCCGCGACGAGCGCTTCACCCTGCTCGATGCCCACGACGAGGTGGACGACCGCGAGCTGCCGCAGCTCGTGATCCGCGATCTGACCGAGGCCGAGATCAAGGCGCGCCGGGACGCCCAGGAGGCCGACGACGCCGAGATCCTGGACGAGACCGATGACGCGGCCATCGCCGCGCTCGGCGAGGAAGAGGTGATCGAGGACGGCGAGGATGACTAGCGCCGCCCTGCTGCCGGGCCTGGGCGCGCCGGCAGCCCACGAGTTCACGCTCCACCGCGGCCAGTCGACCGTGTTCAAGGACCCGCGCCGCGTGCGCGTGGTCGTCGCCGGCCGGCGCTGGGGCAAGACCCAGCTCGCGCGCATCCTCGCGGTGCGGGCGGCCGCGGCCAAGACCAAGCAGCTCATCTGGTATGTGGCGCCGACCTACGGGATGGCCCGCTCGATCCTCTGGGACGAGCTGAAGGACTCCATCCCGAAGAAGTGGATCCGCTCGATCAACGAGACCCGGATGACCGTCCGGCTGCGCAACGGCTCGCGCATCGAGCTGAAGGGCGCGGACAAGCCGGACAGCCTGCGCGGCGTCGCGCTGAACCTGGTGATCGTCGACGAGGCCCAGGACATCGAGCCCGACACCTGGTTCAAGGTCCTCTACCCGACGCTGACCTCGACCCGCGGTGAGGCGATCATCATCGGGACGCCCAAGGCCTACAACTGGCTCTACGACGTCTACATGAAGGGCCAGCGCGGCGAGACCTACCGCGACAGCAAG